GCTATAAAAAGGCATTACTCTCATTACAGAAGAAAGATCATTTATCAACGAATATGCGTCACGCTGGGTATTTAAAACAACATTTGTTGAGAACCTTGCCTCAGTATTGCCAGTTCCTGTCATATCATCTACTTGTTCTGAACAATAAACTGAAGCTGAGTAAAAACTAAAAACATCTAATTGAGAAGTATCTATATGATCTCCAAAACCTTTTGATGTTGTTAACAAATCATACAAAACCCATGCTGGATCATTTGAATATTCTTTGTCAGTTTTAAGTGTTCCGTTGAATGTACCGCTATAACTTATTGAACCATCAGCCCTAACAGTACCATTGTGCGGTATCGATATAAGAGTACCCTTGAGCCTATACATTCGAGAAGGTACTGTGGGGAAGGTTTCAGCATCAAAACGTAAGCCTACATGAGCAGAGTTAGCATAACTGTTAGACTCGTTTATTATTTCTGTAAAAGATGACCATTGAAAAGCGTCATTTAAAAATGTATCAGTGCTGTCATCAGTTGTTCTATTTACTCTGATAGTTACAGGAAAGCTAGTGCCAGATGGAAGATTAATTTTATAATTTCTAAAATATGTACTTGCTGCCCTACCTTTTACTGTGTCTGTAATTACTGTTTGTGTTGTGCCGTCATTCTCTATTGTTTGAATTGTAAGAGCTACTTCAGCACCATTTATGTCACCATCATCTTCAAATTTTTGAAGTTGAGGAAATGCAATAGTAACTCTTACAGCATCAATATTAGAATCTGTTATTGATCTTGAAACAGGTGTATCTTTTGTAACTACTACACCAACAGCCGTTTCTGATTCACTAGCAGAAATACCAGCTATTGCAGTCTGATTAGAGCTACCAAATCTTGGCTCAAAAGTAATATTTTTAAAATTAAAATCTGTTTCTGCTGGTGTTGCTGGTGCTGCCTGTTGTAAAACTTGAGTCCCGTTTAGGAATACATCTTTAAGTGCTGAAGTATTATATTCTGTAGATCCTTGAGAGCCAGTAGCAGAGGGGAATCCTGATATAATTCCTTCCGAAATAAGATCTATTAGCGTTTGAAACTGTTTTGATGCTAATTGGTCTGATGGTAAATCTGCTTTTACAATCTCAGAAACAACATTTGCAAAAACATTTGATTGTCCAGCACCTAACATTATGCAGATCCCTCTACTTGAACTGTATCAATACCAGAACTTATAACTACTGAACCTGTAAAAACTTGTCCATAAATAATAGGAACTGGTACACCTGCTCTGGAAGTATTAGTTATTGAATTAAAACCAAAGTTAGCCTGTACATTTGGGTCATTATCTGACAATGAATCAGCATTTAAGTTTGACACTCTTGGAGTTGGGGCAATAAGACTTGTGACTCCATCTATGAGCATTGACGTACCAATAGCAGTTAATCCACTAGCAACAACACCTCCGAGAGCCGTTGCAAAAAATCCAGTTGTAGCAGCAGCAGCAGCAGAACCACCAAAAACTCCTAAAGCACCAAGAGCAACACCTTTTGCACCAATAGCAATGGGTATAATTTTTATATCTCCATGGCCTTTTATCTCTAGTAAATCCTCTGTTATTTCTAAATCTCCCATCTTTACCTTATACAGTTGATTTGTCATATGGTTTTCAACCTCTGGGAAATTCGCAATCAAAAAAGAAAAAGCCTGTTTTGGGTTATTTACAGCGACTTCAAAATGAGACTGGCCTAAAAATTTTCTAAGCCTTCCATAAACTGTAAGTTTTCTAAGCGGCATATCGAAAAATTTTTTTGGTTGCTTGTATATATCTTAAATCATAAATCTCTCTACAACTCAATTGTTTTATGTTGTGATGAAAAATAGTTTGATTTCCAATATACAATGCGACATGATTAAGTTTTTTTTCTGGCCCCTCCATCAGTAGTACATCATTTTCTTGTATATCGTTTTTATCTACTTCTTTAAATCCTGATTCTGTTAATACTTTCTCGAAATACGGATTATTAGCAAAAATTTTTAAGCTTTTAGGTCTTGGCCAAAATTTTAAATTTATTTGTTTTTTTTCATAAAAATAATCAGTGATTAATGACCAACAATCATGTTTTCCCCAAATCCAAGTCCTCCCAAAAAGTCCAGATTTATATCCATTAGGCTTGAAACTATACCAATCTTTATGTTCAACACTGTAGATATAAAAAGGTAACCCAAGATGCTCACAAGATGCTTTATCAGCATCAGATGGCAGGGCAGATCCGAAAGTATGAGAGTGAACAATACCAATAAGCTCTCCTTGATCCTCACATTCAGCCCATGAGTCAGGACACATTACAAAATATTCGTCAGGGGCCTCTGATAGGTTTTCACAAGGCCAGAAAGTTTTTTTGCCCTTAATAATGGCTAACAAACCACAAGACTCTTTTGGCAAGCATTGAACAGCATACTCAGCAGCTTTATCTTTCCAAGTCATGTAAAAGTACCAACTGAAGGAAAATCTTTTCTTGTGACTTGTCGTTTTGGCGCACGAATATTTTCTAAATCGAGTGCAGAAACACATTCAAACTGTACAACTTCTCTATTTTCTACAATTTTTTTGTCAATAAAATAAATTTCTTGAGGCAATTCAGTAGTGCTTGAAGGTGTCCCAAAAGGATTTTGATTTGATGGAAAGTTTGCAGCGTCTAAAAACTGCGCCATTGTCCTATGGCGAATCAATTTTGCACCTTGTAGATCATTTAAAGGTGTTGTTGCATTTGCTGTTGCCATCAATGCTGTGATAGTTCCTAAAACATTAGAAACTGTTAAAGTAGGTCTAGGTAAAGTTCCACGTCCTACATATTCAAAACCCTCCGCTATCACTGGAAACTTTGTATATGTATTTCCTTGCCAGATAATATTTGCATTACTGTTCATACCGACACCAGAATGAAACCTAGTAACATCGGTTGATCCATGCAATGCAGAAACTAAAGTTATTGAGTAAAGTTCAATAATAGATTTATTAGAAAGAGATTGCAGTTCTGCTGTAGGTATTGCCATCAGGGTTCAAAAACTTCTCTAAAAGTACAATTTAATGTTGCTCTATTGTTATAGGGAATTGATTTTGTCCAAGATTGACAAACATATTTACCAGCACCAGACAAAGTAACTGAAACATTACCGCTATTTGTACCAGATGAAGCAGCTGTGACAGTAAAGGTGTCCACTGTGGGAGTTGTAACGATAACAAAATCTCCATCAGTTGCAGAGCCAGAGGTGTAGTCGATAGTGACAACATCACCAATAGCGAGGCCATGGTTAGTGATTGTGATAGTGACAGTTGTGCTACTTGACTGCGAATATGTGCCTGTTTGAACACTACCCTCTGCTGGTGGGGTAAATGTAAAACTTGCCTGATCATTTACTCTACTCCTCAAAAATCCCTCTATTACATCAGCTTCAGTTTCTGACACATTAAAAGTAAGATCATATATTTTTGGATCTTGAGTCAAAGGCAAACCAAACAAAGCCCTAAACTCATACCCATCACCGAAAGAAGTTGTCCTAATTCTTGGTGAACTTGTTTTTCTCATTCCGTAAGTCGGATTGATAGAGGGAAAGGTTGCCATTTATCTAGTTAATAAACCTCCAGCACGTTTTTCTTTGATGAGTTGAGCCTGTACAGCTTGACCAATGACCTGTCCAAGTTGGTTTGCATCAGCAGTGTTACCAGAAACAGATGAACCAGAGGCATCTACATTCACAGTCACTAAATTGGTGGTAGTGCCGCCACCCTTACCAATAGCACTGTTCGGAATAATATTGCCACCTTTTGAACCCATTTGCAAAATCTCAGGCCCTCTCTCACCAACCAAAAATGCACCGCCAGCCGAGACTCTACCACCTCTTTCTTTCTTACCACCAAACAATCCACCTAAGAAACCTCCAAAACCTTTTCCACCACTTAAAGCACCACCAATTCCACTTATAGCTCTATCTAAAGCAAGATTAACTAATCGTTTTTTAAGATTACCCAAAACATTTTTCATGGCATCACCAAAACTTTTTCCTTCAGTGATAGCGTCTGTGAGATTATTTACTAAATCATTTCTTACAGATGAACCAATTTCCTTAAAAGTTTCTTGTAGTTTTTCTGCCTCTTCGTTTGCTTTTTTTTCTGATTCTGTTAGTTCCTCTACTCCTGTTTTAATTTTTGGAATTGTTTTAACAATATTATTTTTTGCATCAACTTGTTTGTTATTTTCGTCAGTAATTGTTTTTTCTACACCACTAAACTCAACAACAGCATCTTTTAAATCATCGGCTTTTTCTTTTAAACCTTTAAATGGGTTAGGTAGTTGAGGTATTTTTATATCAATATCAAGTGAAGGTATTTCAAGACCGCCTAATAATTTTTTTATAGGTTCTGGAATTAAATCTATGAGGTCTTGAATTGCTTGTTGAATTGAAGTTACAACAGTTTGGACAATACCGCCCACTGTTTGTTTAATCCCATTTGCAGTATCGTTTATTGCTACAATTATTTTTCCAATTACACCACCAACAACTCTTGCAAAAAATATAGCTTGCTCTGAAGCATCAGAAACAGCCTCTTTAATACCTATCCACCCCTGCTCAAGATTAACTAAAGTTCTTGTTGCATCAACTCCTATCGCTTCACCTATAGCTTTTCCGATTTCACCAATAAGAGCAAAAAGCTGTCTAAATGGTGTAAAAACAGCTTTGACAGCAAGTCCTAAAGCTTCAACAGTAACAGCAGTAACTTTTAAAACTTCTCGTATTATTATCCCAAACTCTGAACCCTCCGTTGTTAAATTTGTAAATGCAGTACCTAATCTTGTAAGTTGTCCTTGAATAGTGTTCTGTGCTTCAAATGCGGCTTGTGCAGCTTTTCCCTGTGAGTTGGCTTGGTTCTCTAAGTTTTTATTGAAGCTTACAAGTTGGTCATTTAACAAAGGTAATATTGCTGTTCTAGCTTCTACAGATCCAAAGAATTTGGCAAGCGTTTCTTCACTAGCTCCACCCTTTGCAACTAGCTCTTCTAACACACCTCCTAAACCTTTTGTACTTAAAGCCGTAGCGCTAAAGTCTATACCTAATTCTTTTGCCGCTTTAGCTGCTTCACTGGTGGGCTTTTGTATCGCAGCAATAACTTGTCGGAGTCCAGCAAAGGTTGATTCAACTGGAACACCAGTAGCAGTGACAGTAGATATTGCAGCATTAAGTTCATCTATCCCAACACCAGCACCAGCCGCTATAGGTGCAAGTCGACCTATCTGCTGTGCATATTGATCTACGACAATCTTACCATCATTCTGTGTTTGTATAAATCCATCAACAAGCTTTGCTGCTTTATCTGAACTCAAACCATAAGCATTCAGAACAGAGGTAGTAGCATCAGCTACAGTAGCCAATTCTGAAAATCCACCAGTAGCACCTAACTGTGAAGCTTTCAATACATCTGAAAGTTCTGCCACCTCACCAAAGCCAGCAGACGCTACATCATAAGAAGCTGATAACAAAGCAAGTTGTGAAACTTGACCACTTAGCTCATTAGATAAAGTTGCCAGTTTAGGATTTAAGGTATCGACATCAACTCCAAGAGTTTTTACCTTTGCGCTTGCAAAATCAGCAGCAGCTAAATTTTGAAAAACTTTCCCAAGTGCTGCAACAGCTGTAGTAATGCCAAAAATAAACCCTAATGAAGCTTTTATTGCATTTCCTAAAACTGCTACTCCTCCACCAGCTGCTTTAGCCCCTGCCCCTGTAGCTCTTAAACCTTGTGGAAAGCCTACTAAACTTTTATTTGCATCTTTTAATCTACCACTAGACCCTGTAATAGTTGTATTAAATTTTTTTGCTTGTGCGTCAACATTCTTTAACGCTGTGATAGCTTGTGTGGCATTAACTCTTAGTTCTACATTAGAAACTGCCACGATTAAAAAATAACTCCTTTAACTATATCTTGATTTGCGTTTAGCTGCATCTGCCTCTTTTTTTTCTCTATCATACTTTAATTCATAATATCCAGCAAAAAATATCAACTCCTCATCTGTGAGCTGTGATCTTAATTCACTTACTGTCTTACCTAATTCTGTTGCAAGGAAAAACTCA